CAACTAGAACTTTTTGATCATATTCGATTTTTTCCGCATCCAGAATTGATTGAAGTCTTTTGAAAAAATTTGATGCCACTTGTGCCTTTTGCTTTCCTTTGATTGTGAAGTCAATGACGGCACATCGAGAATGGAGTGGTTCAATAATTTTGTTTTTATAGTTGCAAGTGAAGATGAATCGGCAGTTGCTATAAAATGCCTCAATATTCGCCCGTAGAAGGAGTTGTACATCGTTGGTTGTGTTGTCACTCTCATCCACGATGATGATTTTGTGCTTAGAAGATCCCGTAAGTGAGACGGTCGAAGCAAAGTTCTTTGCCTGGTTCCGTACAGTATCCAAGAAACGTCCTTCGTCGGATCCGTTGATGACATAATAATCTGCCCCTAACTCATTACATAATGCTTTTGCAATTGTGGTTTTACCAATACCAGGAGGTCCAGCAAGAAGAAGATTTGGAATCTCTCCCTTCTCCACAAACTCCTTAAAGGTTTTTTTAGTATCATCTGGAAGAATACAGTCGTCAATTTTTTTTGGTCTGTATCGTTCCGTAAGAAGAAATTCACTTGTCATAATTTAATTTTGTTCACGATTTGTTTTCCCAATAATTATAGCACCAGAACTTTTATCTCTACTATAAAAGTTCTTAAAATAATATGGAGCAAGAGTCCAAGTATTAAAATGAGGTTTGGGTTCAATTCCTCTTTCTAAATTGAGTTCTTGTAAGAGACCCCATTCTTCATAAGTCTCATTCCACTGAAAAACTTTTACATATTTAACACCAGATTCAAGTAATTCAATTGCCTTATGTTGCGTCTCAGTCCAACAATTAAATACTTGATCATTTACTTTCATGATACCCATTCTGGACGCCTCTGAGGTAAACGAAGATAATTATCCTTTACCCAAGGTTTGGACGCAATGTATCTTTTATATGCCTCAAAGGTGTCGATACTGTCATCCAATTTATACTCATCTGGCATTGCTCGGACAAATGGGGTAACCTCAGTTATTTTACCTTTGGGAAAAAGATAATATGCATGAAGGAGAGTATTATAACACGAATGAACCTTACCATAACGCAGTTGAAACTCATCACAAAGATTCATTCCATGTTTAATTAACCAATAGGCATTATTAACACTCTCTGCAACCCATTTGGTGCAGGGATGATTACGGAAGGCACCTTTTTCTGTAGAATAAGGACTTCCATCTGCCTTTGGAATGGTTCCATAGTCATGGTACCATTTTGATGCAACGATTGCCAAGAGTTGGCAAGTCTCCACCGGCATTTTTGTTATATGCCTATCAGGAAGTACGATTGCACTCTCGGTGGGAAATGGAGAAGTAATAAAGATGTTCAATGATCAAATCTCAAAAACAATATTTTTGAATCACATTATTAATTTTTTTGGGTTTATTTTCCATCCAATGTGCCTCATGTTCAATGGCACGAGTTGCCGAAGATACTGCTAAAGAATCATTAACTTCACTCATTTTGCCATTTGAAAGAGGCATATCTTTTACAGAAATACCAAATGGTCGATATCCATTACACATGTGTGCCACATGAACCGCTTCATGTAAAAAGGTTTGATTGATACTAGAATATACATTATATCCACTGGACTTAATATTCTTAGTGCAAATAACAACTTTTTTCCCGAAGTCAACGTATCCGAAGATTTCTTTATTTCTACAATATTCAATATTCTCTCGAACACTGAATTTTGCCTGATAAATTTTATTGAGCAGATTTTTTGCTTCGGGACTAAGATACAATAGAAATTCCATCAACCAAACGTACTATCAGGTTCTAAAGCAATCCAATAAGATAGATTATAGTTATTATTCGTAAATATTGAAATTAGTTCCTTTGATACAACAACGTCATAGGCACCCGAGATAATCTTAATATTTTCAACCTTAAAGTTGAAAGTAAAAACTTCATCAGTTTCTCCAACAATAAAAGAACACTCCGTTGAAGTATCACTCTTTTTATCTCGTACAACAAGACGGATTACACCATTCTCTCCTACAGCAGAAAGATCTGGAAGTTTGTAGACAGAGGATGCTTTCAACAGTTTTTCAAGAGTTACACTATCCAATTGAAAACAAATATCTTTAGATGGAATCTTAATTCCTTTTTCTGGGGGGGATTTGATTACATTTGGATCTGCGAAAAAATATTTAACCCTATGCTTACCATCACGAATTGTAAGATATGAATCCTCAGAAAAATCTAAATCTGGATCTTTATGTAGACTAATTCCATTCAGAAATTCATTGAGGTCATAAATTGCAAAACTTTTTGGAAATTCTTCGGAAATTGTTGCTTCAGCATAAATGTTGTTAGCAACTGAAATTGTACGAAGAGTATTACCACCCTTTACAATAATTGAGTTATTGATTCCAGCAAAATTCTTGAGGACTGTTAGAGTATTATCAGAAAGTTTCATTTTTTAGTCTCACTTATTTTCAATTAGATTCAGATGATTAATTAAAAGAATCGTATAATGCAGTACTTTAAATAGGTCTGCTCGGGGTGTACCTTTAGAATCATAACGATCAATATATTTGGTTACATTACCAGCGCAAAATCCTTCTCGACGATTGTGCTTGATCTTATCAATTGTTTGTTGTTTATCTGTTGTAGTTCCATCCACATAATGCTGATTATAGGTACTTATAATATACCCCTCAAGTTGCTTGAGAATCTTATCTTCATTATATTTCCAAAAGTTGTTAGTAGATTCGTTCATATGTAAAGTGAATTTATAGTTTGAAGAGTTCATAAAAAGGGAAAAGTCACTAAGAACTTCTCCCCATCATATCAAAAAGGAGTAGTATCGTCAACCCATTTCGCTTCTGAAGTGGGAGTCATCTGAAAGTCTGCATCAATTTTATCATAGAGTTCAAGAAAAGACTTCTTTGTTTCATCATCAAATCCTGAAATAGAGTACATAATGGATTTATTCTTATCCTTAAAAATTGAATATGCTTTTATAATATTAATAAGACGGCGAGTTGAAACTACTTCATCAATTCCACCCTCGAAGAAAGTCTTTCGAATTACATCAGACCAATCACAAAGTTTTTTAATAAAGGATTCCACATCATGCATTTGAAGTGAATCCGAGACTTTAGATAGAATTTTAGATTCAACTGAAATAGGTGGATAATCTTGTTCCAAAGTGATTGCAAATCGATCAAGAAATGCAGAGTTCAGAACATTTGTTCCAATGAAACGCCCGTCATCAGAACCTTTACCTTTAGTATTTGCAGTTGCAAAAATGTTAAATCCAGGGGCAGGTTTTACGTATTTGTTAATTTTCTTTAGAAAAATTCCTTTACCTTCAAGTACGGACTGTAGTGCAAGAATCTTATTGGATGCCAAGTCAATCTCATCCAAAAGAAGAATTGCACCACGATTCAGTGCCTCTACAACGGGACCCTCATGAAATACTGTGGATCCATCAATCATCCGAAATCCACCAACCAAATCGTCTTCATCGGTCTCAATTGTGATGTTGACACGAATCAATTCACGACCCAGTTGGGCACATGCTTGCTCAATACCAAACGTTTTACCATTACCAGAAAGTCCAGTGATGAATGTCGGATAAAACATTTCAGACTGAATGATCTTCTTAATGTCTGAGAAATTACCAAAACTTACGAAAGTTTTATCTTTATCGGGAATCAAATTTTGCTGAGTACTAGGTAGAATTGAAGGCGCTTCATAAGACCGTTCAAGATTTTCAACTTTTTCTTGTGTGACTTCAAGATTCCATCGACCCCTTTGAATTTTAAAAGGTTCAAGTCGAGTTGTCACTGTGGGATAAGAGATATCATAGGAAGCACAGAATCCGCGAATATCAGCAGAAGAAAACTCAGTGCCATAGAGAGTTTTAAGAGTATCGAGAAGTTGTTCATCACTCATGGAAATTTTACGAGGCATAATGTAGGATTGAAGTGGTTTGGGTTAACTCAGTTATTATACAAGGGGAATGGTGCCCATGGGGCACCGTAGTGGACAGTTGAAAAAGTGGACCTCATGAGATCAATTCAATGAATTCTCCAAGAATACGTTTGTTCATCTTTTTAACTTTAAGACTCTTCACAAAAGCACTCTTAATTTGAGTCCGAGTAGAATCCTCTGGCACATCAAATTTGCTATCCTGAGAAAGAGTTTTTGCCGATAAAGTGAAGTAAGAATGATAACCTGATGTCTTAATAGTAAGACACTTTTCTTTACTCCATTGATTCATGAGATTTTCAATCTTGTTCATATCATCATAATATAAACGAACAAAATATCGAACATCCCTAGATTCTATCAAGCGAATTCCAATAAAACTCATGTCAGGATATGAATCACGAAGATTTTTAAGTAGTGTATTAGTTTGAACTATAGGTGAACTACTAAACTTATAAGAGTGTCCGCTTTTACGATCTCTTAAATATGAGTTATCTGCAATATAATTTTTACCTAGATATGAAGAACCATCCCGAATTCGATCACAATGATAATTTAATCCACTTGACTCACCATCAGTCAAAATTACACAATGAACCTTTTGAAGATTATTTTGATTCTTAAACTTCGGTAAGATTTGATGAAGTGCTATCAATGATTCATTGAGTGGAGTTCCAGAAAGACAAAGTTGATGAGGTACATTATAATAATATTTGTAATGTTTAAAACACTTTGATGCAATACGAAAAATATTTCGAAGTTGATTATTCAAATCAGAATTCTTAGTTTTACTTGTAAACAGATTCATTAAAGAAAAATTAGGCGATACACGAATCAATCCATGTTTAGGAACATAAGATTCTTCAATATCATGATAAGTTTTACAATTATAAGAATTTGTAAAAGCATAGACCTCAAACGGAATTGATACACGTTTGCAGAACCAAATTAGATTATAAAGTTGTTTGATAGTATCCAGAATTACTTGATCCATGGAACCAGACCAATCTAAAATAAAAACTAATCCATGATTTTTACCGCCAGGAATATTTGTAACACGCTTAAAAATATCAGAATTGAACTTATACGTATGAAGTTTATTACAATCTAAAACACCAGTCTTTGATGTTGACGCCCTTGCATAGGAATCCGCAGACTTGTGACATTCAAATTCTTTGACAAGATAAGAAACTTCGCGTTGAGAATTCTTCTTAAATTCTTCAAATTCCATGTCAACTGCACTAAAAATACTGTCATCTATATGACCCCATTCCTGTTTACATATGGAGTGAATCTCTGAATTTGGTATGACAATTTTATCTAGATTCAAATTTGGAATCTCCAAATAGACAGTCTCCATCGTAAGTGGATCAATCAATGATTTAAGTGATTCCTCTAGAGAATTCATAGTTTCAACTTCAGGTTCTTTATCATCATCTTCTGAATCTGATTCAGAGTTTGATGCACCATTACCACTATCAGTCTTATCTGAATCATCGTCGTCAGAATCTGATTCAGAGTTTGATGCACCATTACCACTATCATTCTTATCTGAATCATCATCTTTGGAATCTGAATCAGAGTTTGATGCACCATTACCACTATCATTCTCATCTGAATCATCATCTTTTGAATCTGAATCAAATACCAATTCTAATTGATCATCATCACTAACGCCATCTGAACTCATAGAGATTCCAATCTTACTTAAAGGCGGATTAAGTAATTGATCAGACTCATTTTTGGGTTGATTTTTAATTTCTTTTTTACAATAATTATAAAGACGTTCAGATGCAATTAAAACTTCATCGAATGTTTCTGCATCAGAAATTTGTTTTACGATATCTAATTCTTCATCTGTAGAAAATGTAATTGATAGAAAACTACCAATCTTAAAATATAGATTTACACGATCTGCAAGGTTAAACTTATCAATATTCTTGTTTTCAATTTCGAAAAAATCATTCTCTACAAGTTCTTTGTACCCATTGTAAAAAGTTTTAGGTGAACCTGGATATCTCCGTTTACATAGTTGTTCAACTCGAACATCTTCACAAATATTTACAAAATTTGGAGGAATGTTATAATCTTTAGTCCAATCAATATTTGGAGTCCACAATGAATGACTGATTTCATGAAGAACTAACATATTATATACATCATCACTCGCCTTTTCCCATAGGGGCAAAGTGAGAACACGAGTATTTACATTAAAACTAGCGGTTTCAACTTTTTTATGCTCAACAATCAAATCTTCTGTTGCCAGAAGACGAGCGAGCATTCCGCGAATCTCAAATTTGTTGGACACTTAATTCAGGTGCGACATGAGATCAATATAGACCAACTCAACCCTCATACGGGCACCACTGGGACACTTTCAAAACTGGACTACTGTTCACCACCCTTTAGTAAGAATACAAATAATCATATAAAAAGGGCACAATAAAGTGCCCTAACTTCTAATTCAAATAAGATATCATAAATTCATATTAGATTATATAATCATGCTTCAATAATACTTTGAAACCATTCTTCACTCATTACATCCATAATTCCATAAGCAGTTTTTTCACAATGAGCAAATCCTTCATCTAAAAGATAATTTATAAAAAATTCTTCTGCCATTTGAGTTGTAAATTTTTGATTACCGTATGTGAATTCCTTTTTACCTGACCGCCTTGCTCGTCTAAATGCTCTTTCAAATGTATCTGGTCCAACAATTTTAGGACCAACATATTCAGGACCAACTGCTAATCTAGATCTAATTCTTCCACTAGGATCCATTGTATTATATCTAGGTTTAAGACGTTCTTTTCTTTCCTTTTCTGCTCTATCGATTAAAGCAGCAGCAGCAGTTCCAGCGGCAGCAACTCCAGCAAGTGTAGCAGGAATAGCACCTGAAGCATTAGAGGTCTTACCTTTTATTGCAGAAAGATTTAAAGATGATCCAGGGGCAGATTGTGATGCAAGTCTCTGTATACGAGCATCACGACTAGGCCCAGTTGCTCTAAATGGTAATCCAGCATCAGATGGAGTTCTTCTTGAAGAGGATCCAGATTGTGTACCTGAAGGTTTCTTAGATGATTTAGATGTACTCCTTGAAGATGCAGGTAGAATGCTCCTCTGCACTTCACCTGGAGAGGTTGAAGGTGCAGGTACATTACCACCTCTGGTGGGTACTAATGCACCACCGGGTTCAGATACCTTAGGTTGTCTAGGTAATGCATTAGGATTAAAAATTGGTTTAGCACCTCTGGTGGGTACTAATGCACCACCGGGTTCAGATACCTTAGGTTGTCCAGGTAATGCTTTAGGATTAAAAGTTGGTTTAGCACCTCTGGTGGGTACTAATG